CTAGCCGCCCAAGCCTGGTCAGAATCCAAAGCAGACGAACAATCCGCCAATCTGCGCCGGATCGAAGCAGAAGCCCGCATCTTGGCACTGGTCGGCGCCAAGGAAGAAGGCGCCACCACCGTCAAAACTGAGTGGTTCAAGGTACAGACCACCGGAAAGCTAACCCGCACCCTCCAGGCCGACAAGCTGGCCGAGGTGTTCGGCTCGGTCCCGGCTGATCTGTATGGCCAGGTCATCAAGTCGGTGCCGTCGCTCAATCTCGCCGGGCTCCGCGCTGTCGAGAAAACCAACCCGGATGCCTATTCGTCATTTTGCCGCGCCATCGTGACCAAGCCCGCCAAGGCGGCGGTATCGGTCGAATTGCTGGGAGGCAAATAGCATGGCCTTTTCGCTCGCATCTATCACTAAAGGGGCCGGCCAAAAACCGCCCATCGTCGTGATTCACGGAAGCCCCGGAATCGGCAAGTCCACGTTCGGCGCCTGCGCCCCAAACCCGATCTTTCTCCGCACCGAGGACGGCTTGGGCATGCTGTCGCCCGATACGTTCCCCATGGCCAAGACCTGGGGCGATGTTATGAGCGCGCTTGGAGCCATCTATTCAGAGCAGCACGACTATAAAACCCTGGTCATTGACTCCCTTTCCGCCCTGGAGCCCGTCATCTGGGCGCAAGTCGCCGCCGACGCCAAAAAAAGCTCAGTGGAGGAATTGGGCTATGGCCGGGGCTACGTCCTGGCCCTGGACTACTGGCAGCAATTGATCCAGGGCCTGATCTCAATCCGCGATGACAAAGGCATCACGCCCGTTTTGATTGCCCATAGCGAAGTGGTTAGGTATGACTCGCCTGAGAGTGAGCCCTACGACAGATACCAGATCAAGCTGCACAAGCGCGCATTCTCGCTCCTGTACGAGCGCGCCGATGTCATTGGTTTCGCCAACTGGAGGACTCTAATCACTAAAACAGAAGTAGGATTTAATCAGTCCATCAGCCGGGGCACCGGGACGGGTGAGCGACTGCTCCACCTGATCGAGAGGCCCGCCTATATCGCCAAGAATCGTTATGGGATGCCAGAAACCATCCCACTTGATTGGCAAGCTTTCGCCGGATCGCTTCCGGCCCAATAACTCACGCAACGCAATCTAAGGAAACGCAAAATGCAACTGAACTTCGACGCAACCAACGTATTACCCGCCGACGACTTCTCTCCTCTGCCCGCCGGTGACTATCTCGCCATTGCAATCGACAGCGAGATCAAGCAAACCAAGGCGGGGACCGGATCCTACCTATCGCTCACGTTCCAGGTGGCGGATGGCCCTTATACCAATCGCCTGATCTGGGGCACTATAACCCTGTCCAACCCGAATCCGAAGGCCAGTGAAGTTGGGCAGCGGAAGTTGTCCGCACTCTGCCACGCGGTTGGTGTGTTGCGACTGAAAGACTCGGCGCAGCTCCATAATATCCCGGTCAAGCTGCGCCTGTCCGTCGAGGAGAAGGCAGGCTACAAGCCGCGTAACAACATCGAGGCGTACAAGCCCGCCAACGCCACCCACGCCCCACAACCGTTCCAGCCTGCCCAGCAGGCCCAGCAGTCCGCCGCACCCGCCTATCAACCGGCGCCACAGCCGACCCCGGCTTACCAGCCGCCGCCCGCGCCCCAGCAAGCCGCCCTCCCGCCCTGGATGAAATAGGCGAATGGTCGCCATCAACATGGCCATGCCGGACCCCACCCTGGAGTCGGTTGACGCCGCCATCCAGGCACGGGGCCGGTCTGAGCAGGCCCGGCCCTATCTCGGCATGAGCGAGATAGGGAGGGAATGCAGCCGGGCGCTTTGGTACGGATTCCATTGGTGCTCGCCGGTTTCATTCGATGCCCAAGCGTTCAAACGATTTGAAGACGGCCACCGGGGCGAAGCGCTGCAAGCGGAGAGGCTGAAAATGGTCCAAGGCGTCACGCTCTACACCGAAACAGGCGGTAAGCAATTCGGATTTTCCGACCACGGAGGGCATTTCAGGGGCCATATGGATGGCGTGGTGCTGGGCCTATTGCAGGCCCCTAAGACCTGGCACGTCTGGGAGCACAAGCAGACCGACGAGAAGAAACAGCGGGCGCTGGAGAAAGCCAAGCAGGAGTTGGGCGAGAAGCAAGCTCTCAAGGCATGGGATCCGGTCTATCACGCCCAAGCCCAAGCGTACATGGGCTATGCCAATTTGACCCGGCATTACCTGACCTGTGCCACGCCAGGCGGCCGCCACACGATCAGCGTCAGGACCGATGCCGATGCGGAAGCGTTTGCGTCGATCCGGGATAAGGCGTTGCGCGTGATTACCGCACCGGAGCCGCTGGCCAAGATCAGCGAACGCCCAGACTGGTACCAGTGCCAATGGTGCAGCCACCACGCCCTATGCCATGACGGCGGAATGCCCCTGGTCACTTGCCGGACCTGCATCCATTCCACGCCGGAGCTAGACGGCGATGGCCGATGGACTTGCCGGGCGATGGCTTGCGACATCGACACCGACACCCAGCGACAGGGGGCGGATTGCCCGGAACATCGCTTGTTGCCGTTCTTGGTGCCGGCGGAAGTCGTGGATTTTGAGCGGCCTGACGAGGCGTCATTCTGCGGAGTCCGAATCAAATACCGCAAGCCGGACGGCACCGAGGTCTGGAATGGCAGCTCCCCCGGCGGCTACGCAAGCCGGGAAATGGCCGCGAATTTCGCCGCCGCTGGCGACCCGGAAGCGGACGAGATTAGATCGCGCTTTATGGCGGAATTGATTGGGTGATACCATTAAATAGGTAAATAAGCAATGAACCACGAAGACCGTATAGTTAAGTTTCCGTATGCAATTACGCCGGTAAAGAACGGCGGCGCTGGAGGTCCAGCATTGCTTCCTTTGGGCGACTATTCTTGCGGTATTTGCATGGAAGGCGGGCAGCCTGGTAACTGCATTAATTACACTGGCATTTATTGCAAGTGGAACATGGGGGAATCCTCTATATCCTGGAGCAATGCCTGCTATAAAACAATCTATTGTAAACACGAATCTTCTCACTCAATAATAAGAACAAACAAAAGGCATTAGAGTTAAGTCAATGCGACATATCTGAAATCGCAGATAAGATATTCGGCTCAATTGAGTCGAAAATGAAAGAATCAATAGCAAAAGTCATAAACGCACACCTAGGCGATGAATGCTGTGAAATGGAATGAATTCATCAACACAGAATGCAAGAAATGCAATAGCGTTTCTTGGCGTGTTGCTCGGGTTATCAATCGCGGTGGGCAAGAGACTTTCCCATTAGTTTGCGGTTCGTGCGGTTATAAAACGGCGATTTATATGCCAAAAACAGATGCTCATCAATATGGGTTCAATCTACTGCCAGACAGCGGCGAAGCGCCCCGGATCAAATAGCATGATTACCCCATACCCCCACCAGCGCCAGGCCATAGATAGCCTGTACAACTGGTTCGCAGCAAACCAGGAGGGCAACCCCCTCTTGGTGCTGCCAACCGGAGCAGGAAAATCGGTCGTGCTGGCTGTCATGATCCGCGAGATCCTGCAATCTTGGCCGGACCAGCGCATCCTGGTTTTAACGCACGTCAAGGAACTAATAGAGCAAAACGCCAAGCGCTTAGCCGCCGTATGGCCAGAGGCGCCGATGGGCATTCATTCCGCCGGGCTCCGGCGGCGCGATTGCTTCGATCCGATTATCTTTGCCGGAATCCAGTCGGTGCATTCCAAGGCCCTGCACCTGGGAAGGTTTGACCTGATTTTGGTTGATGAGTGCCATTTGATTAGTGGCAAGGCGTCCTCCATGTACCAGCAGTTTTTCGCGGCTTCACGCCAGATCAACCCGGCTATTCGGATTGTCGGATTGACCGCTACTGATTTCCGCACCGGAACCGGCTCGCTAACCCACGGCCACGACGCCTTATTCGCCGCCGTGGCCTATCAAATCAATCTGCTTTATCTGATCGAGCAGGGTTTTTTGTGCCCCCTAGTATCCCGCCCCGTCGATACCCAGATCGACGTGACTGGCGTCCAGACGCAAAACGGCGAATTTGTAGCCGGGCAGCTGGAATCCGCCGCCGACAAAGACGAGATCACGCAAGCGGCATTGTCAGAGGCTATCGCCCTAGGCGCCGACCGCCAGCATTGGCTGGTGTTCTGCGCTGGCGTCAATCACGCCTACCACGTCACCGCGGCTCTAAATGCGCGGGGCGTCAAGGCAGCCTGTGTGACCGGCGAGACGCCCGCACTAGCCAGAGCCAATGCCATCGCGGAATACCGCGCCGGACGACTTCGCGCACTGGTAACAGTCGGCGTCCTGACCACAGGGTTTGACGCGCCA